CTAATTATCAATATTCCTGTTAGAGTCTTCATTATATCACCTTCTTTGCTATGCTTTTGCTATCATGATCTTGGCCACAGCATCTGGCAAAAGCACTTTTCCACCATATACAAGTAGGCCTTTTACAGCATCAGCGAATTTATCTTGTGGCCTGTAGGCTTCAATCTTGGTGATTTGTTCGACATATGCTATTGCTTCTGGAATTCCTGCCATAGCGTGCCAAACTTTGTTCACACTGTCGTAGTATACGTTGTTGGATACATAGACTTTGACACCGACGATTCCCGGTATTTCACCTGTTTCAAGCATTCTTTGGTAGTCGACTTTAGTGAGTCTGTCATCTTTGAGAAGCATTCCGATAAACCACGGAGGTAATACAATCCACCTGTTGGCTTTTGGAACGTTTTTACTTTCAAGTTCTACAACAATATCCACAAGCAAATCATAAGCTTTGGTATTAACATTATCCACGACGAGTGCCCCACCTGCACCATCATCAACCACAACTCCAGCATTACTTACAAGACCCGCCAAGAATGCGTCTGTGGTGTCGGCGAGTTCATACGCTGCTCTTTTCATAGCTGCATCCATGACTTTGACGTTTGCCTGCGCAGCTTCAACATCATCAACAGCAAAGTTGAAATATTTGGCTTGATCAACAGTAAGAGTAATCTGTGTCCCAGTCAATTCTTCTGGGGCATCAATTGGCGTATTCTTTGTGTAGTCTTTCACAGTGATATTGCCAATTTGAGTGATTCTAACGGTATCTCCAAGATTTTTGACTTCGCCCTCATATTCTCTACTAACGAGTTTTCCAAACACATGCGCCTTATCTAAATGAGTGAGTAACCTCGCACTCCATACTTCGGGTATGAATGCATCAAGAGCCATTTACATCAACCTCCTCTTAAAATTTTCTGTAGTTCGCCTCTTTCAAAGAGTTCGTTAATCTGTTCAGGAGTCATTCTCCTAAGTGCTTCTCTTGAAATTTTTGGAAGAGTTTGTTCTTTCGTTTGCTGCGGTGTTCTTCCTTTAAGCCTTTCTTCGATTGCTCCTTGGACTTTTTCTTCGATCATCTTATTAAGAACTGATTGAAGAGCTTTTATCGATTCGGCGATCTGTTCTTCCGTATCGCCCTGAACTAACGAGCCCAGTTCGACCGGAAGCCCAGCATCCCGTAACATAACTTGTTTTTTGAGCTCCAACAATTCTTTTTCTCTCATTTTTAAGAGCCCTTCAAACTTCTTTTCTTGCTTCAAACGTTCTTCTTCCTGCTGTTTTTTCAACCTTTCCTCACGTGTTTTTATTGCTTTGGTTATCTTAGAATCAAGAAAGCTTTGAAACTTCTTTTTTGTTTCCTCACCAAGCGAGGAAATAAACTCTTCAAAGTTTCCTTCATCAAGTGCTTTGGTGAGTCTTTCGAACTCTTCTTCAGTCAAGAGACCTTCCTCATTCGTCAATTCTTCGCTTGCTATTTGTTTTTGTTCTTCATTCTGAGTTACGTTCTGTTCCCCCTGTTCAGGTTGAACAGAATCGTCCCTCATGACTTCATCAGCCATGTTTCAAACCTCCTTTATTTTTTCTTTCTTGCCGCTTGAGCCATTGCAACACATTTAGCCTTGCCGTACTTCTTCACACAAATTGACCATGCAATCTTATTAGCTGATTCTTCAGAATAGCCTTTTTTCATGAGTTCTTTCACTAATTTATTCCAGCCGATATGTGCCATCAGCCAATCACCTCCTCTATGTCAGCAAGAACGGTTGTGAGATAGCACAAACAGGCATATTCATCGCAGATGTCTTTCTTCGGATGACTTCCTGAAAGGTTCCACTTTATGCCTTTCACAAAGGGAAGTTTCTTTGCTTGCTCCACGTAGGTTCTTCTCCACGCACGCTGTATTTCTGTTCTTGCCACACGCATTGCGTTGTATTTCTGTTGCTTTTGAACATACTTGGCAACTTCTTTTGCTATCGTGTCACGATCAGCTTGACGTAATTGTTCTTTAAGCCATTTAGGGATTTCAATAGGTTGCTGTTCAGCTGTCTTCAATATCTGATCTCGTAAACGTCTCGCACTCATTCCAGTTTGGAGGGATAACATCACTTTCTTTTGGATCTCCTGCGCTGTTTGTTCTGCCATCTTCCAGATACGCTTAGAAAGATTCAGCCCATCAACTTCATAGTATTTCCAGATTTCAAACGTTGCCCTTTTAATAAGTGATACATGAACAAGCCATCTACCAGCTACTTTCTTCAAAATTCGTTTCTTTTGTTTATCAACAAGATACTCTGAATTCTTGTATCTGAACTGTCTTGGAAGTTGTTTCTGAAGTTCTTCAAACCATACATAGTAAACTTTTTCTTCGACTAAATCAAAGATGTTCTCTAATCCTTTTTCGTAATTTATGAGCCACTTTCGAACTAAAATATCGAGTTTTTGTTTGAAGCTTTTTGGTATCACATAGTCTTTGAATCCTGTTGATCTTATTAAATCAATTAAAGCCCTTAAAAAGGGCTTCATAACTTCTTCTCTATAATACTTTTCGAACTGTTTCATCAGTTCTATATCGTCTCTCTTCATTCAATTCCACCAGCCTCCTGCTGGAACTGCTGTTCATATATGTCTGTATTTTCTTCTTCGAGTTTTTTAAGTTCTTCCTGCGGGTTCTCAATGTATGGTGCAAGCTGCAAAGCCGTTTCTTTGGAAATGAGACCAGAATTATAGAGCATAAGAACATTATTCAATAGTTCACTTTCATTGGCTGGTACAGATCTTGCAAAAGATATTTGTAGTTCTGAGAGATTTACTTCTTTTCCAGTAAGAGCTTTGTAGTATCTTGCCAAGAGTTTGAGTGCAAGTTCTTTGGCATTTGCTTTTATCAAAGCAGGAGTGTACATTATTCTAAGTGCAACACCAGATAAATTCGATACCGTACTTGGATTGATTAATATTTTGGGCGTCAATGTAAGTTCAAAAAGAAGATTTTTAAGCTGCTGATAGTACCAGTCAATTGCTTGAACATTCTGATCCCAAGTAAGATATTTCACGTCGGCTCCTTTTTCGAAGTTCAAAATTTTTCCGACACCAGCCCCCATGTCTGGGAGTTTCTGGCCAAACGCCACAAGAATCGGATCAGAATGATATTTCAAAATATCTCCAAAGTCACTTAAAAGCCGTTCTATCTCCTCGATGACCGGTCTGATAATCTCAATATCAGAGATCACGGTTCTATGAAATTCTTTGTTCTTATAGCCCGCTATCGGCAGGCCAAAAAGATTTTCGGTTCTTTCTTCAGAAAAGAAGTTCTCTTTTTCTCCAACGTACTCTACTGTTTCTCGATCTGTAAAAAGTCTTGCATAGTGTTTCTCAGAACCGTCTGCTTCTTTTATCTTGAAGTCTTCAATGAACATTTCTAAATCCATGTAGTCGTCATAGTACGGTATCGCAGCCATGCCATCGATTAGTCTTAGCCGTGGTTTCCCGTTTTCATCTATGAAGAAATGTTCAAACGCTTGACCAAATACGCACATATGTTCTAAGAGTTTCCTGTTATGTGTTTGAATGTTGTTGACTTTATGAAAATCTTTCACCAATTCTTGAAAATCTTCGTCCGGATGAGATACCGTAACAGGTTGGCCAAGAACAAAATCAACAATAAAACTCACTATGAGCTGGTAGAAATTCAATGGTATTTTCGTCGTTCTGAAAGTCTTTCCACCAACTTCTTTGTTTTTCTTGAGCAAGATATTGTGGTTATTTGTGTATAGATCAAACATTTCTATCGCATAATTCCTTACAGAGATCGCATACGTAGAATTCAGGTATTGTTTTATATCCATTTCAAAACCTCCTTTACCAAACACCCCAGTCTGATTTATCGAGTATCAGTGCTTCTGTGTTGGTTCTCTGCCCCCAGACAGCTAAGGCTAATGCCATGACACAGTCATCGTGGTAGCCTTCTTGTGCTTCGAGTTTGAAACCAGAACCCGATTGAACTCTTCGGAAAAATCTCAACTCATCTCGAAGAACTGTATTTGAAGCTGGCAGAAGAATTTTCTTTTGCTCAAAAGAAAGAAGCAAGTTATGCAACAATTCTGATTTTGACTTTTGTGAAAACACAAACGGTCTACATGCATTTATTCGTTCTGAGACTGGATCTCCAACACCCGTTGCATCCAGATAAACTGGAGCCCGATATTTAGCTTGAACATCATTTACGAGCTTAATGATCTCCTCATAAGGAACCTGATTTATCCTGTGAAATTCAGCAAGTCGATAGGGTTCTTCAGTTATATCAAGTACAATGACAACTGTATAATCTCGATATTTTGCTAAGTCAACACCGATTGAATATTTGTGACCTTCTTGATAGCCTTCAGGTTTATAATCCTCAAAAGCTTCTACTAGAATTTTCCAAGGAAAAAATGCTGAGTCATCGTCTACAAATTCAGCAAGATATTCTTGTCTCCAAACGTATTCTGGAACTTTCGCCTTGGCTCTTTCGATTTCTTCTTTGTCAAGAAAAGGATTATCGTACACAGTAGCATGAAAAGAAATCGTGTGCTTGCCATCTTTCAAGCCTCGTTGATATTCTTCAAAAAAGTAATTCATCCCATTAGGCGTTGATTCAAGAATTACTGGTGCTTTTGTATCAAGTTTCATTGGAGTAATAACCTGCTCATAAACAGAGTCTTTTATAAAGGCTGCCTCGGTGAGAACTACCATATTGACTTTTCGGCCACGAAGATATTTTCCATTGTATGCTGTGGATCTCACAGTTATTTGTGAATCATTCTTCAGTATGATTGTTGGGAAGGGAGAATCTTTCAGTTTCTTCACAAAACCTCTAAGTGGAGATGTTTCAAGTGTTTCACTCAACATGTCGTAGTAAATCTTTGCTTGATCAAGAGAAGGTCCAGCAACAATGATCTTTGACCTTGGATGAGTGGATGCATAATAAAAAATCTTGCCAGCTACATAATTAGTTTTTCCAAAACGTCTCCCGGCACATATAATCTGTGTGGAAGCAGATAATTTGAGTAACTCTATATGTTTAGGAGCCAACTCATTATATCCAAATAGGAGTTTGACAAATACCTCAGGATTCCTCAGCCTCCTCGCTATCATTTCCAGTTTCTTTATGTCCATTCGCTATCAACTCCATTAACCTCAACATTGGGTCTTCTGCATCTTGATCAAGTTGTTTGAATTCTTCTGCTGCGGTGTATCTTACCTGATTCGTGGCCGTGTTATACAAAGCTTGCATGGCCTTAAATGTTTCAGGATGGAGTCGTTTCCAACTATCATCTTTGAGAAGATCATTGAAAATTTTTCTGAGTTTTTCAGCGAGCTCTTGGTTCTCAATCCTTTCTTTCCTGAGAGATTCAATACGCGTTAATCCCTTCCGAACTTCTGCTTCGAATAATTCTTCCGATTCTTTTTGTGATAAACGACGTTGGATTTCTTTTGCAACGTTCCAGTGCTGTTTCTTATGTCGTAGTATCGTGCCATCCGAAATTTTTTCATCATAAGTATCTAACAACCACTTTGAAATTCTTTTGACTCCCCAGCCTTCAGAAAGAAGTTTTTCTATTTCAGCCCGATGCGGGCTGTTACACACTTTACATTTTTTATCATGCACTATACTCATATTCTCATCTCCCTGTATTGCGAATATCTTGCGTATTTTGCGCAGCCTGCGTATGTTCCTGCTTCGCCTCTGCGCATTTACATCCACCTTTCCGCCTTCAATATCTCTTTCAACGCCCTATTCTGCTCTATAATCGTATTCTTCGTATGTCTCAGCTTTTCAACTATAATTCTCCACTTTCCGAGCTCATTTGTTGCTTCAAGCAAGAGATTATTTATCTGTCCCAAAAGATTCGCATTCTTCTGAAGTCTTAACTGAGCTTCTTGAGCTGAAATAACTTGTAATTCTTCAGCTGTCAATTCATCTATTTGAAGAAATTTATCTATCTTATCCCAATTCATTTTCCTCAACCCACCTTTTGACATCATTTGGAAGTTTCTTCTTTTTGTTCTCTTTGATCAGCCCTTCTTTGTCTATTTCCATTCCATTGTGGATTTTCATATGGCATTCTGGACATAAAAGTATTAAATTCCAAGGATGATGATTCTTTGGTACATCTGGGACCTCGAGATATTTTGGAATGTGGGAGTTTCTTGTATAGATGTGATGAATCTGCCCATGATTGTTAACATATGCACCACAAAATCTACAGTATCCCTTATCACGTTTATAGACGTACTTTCGGATTACTTTTGGAATTGCTCCTATCCCAAGGTATCGCCTCCAGAAGAAGTTTTAATTGGGCTTCATCATTGGCAATAAAAAAAGCCCGCTCTTAGCGGGCATAGCAGGCAACAAAAAACCCGCCTTCGGGCGGGTTTGGGGGTTAACAAAAGCGAGACTGGATCCTATTTTACTCGTTTTTTATCTATTAAATTCTTTATTGTTTCAATCTGCTTCTTAGATAATCCTGAATTTTTGATCTT